GGGTACTCTTTGGCATCATCCTTGATGTCTTTCATACCCCACTCGCGCAGCATCTTGCCGGACACGGTGTCCCAGAACTGCAGCGCGTCGATCAGGTCGTTACTGGCCGCAATGATGGTCATGTTGCGGTTTTCTGCGTTGGCCTTGCCAGTGTCGATCTGCAGCCATTCATGCAATCCACCGGAGCCGTGCGCATCTAAAACCGCCCGAATAGCGTCCTCACTGTACCCATCCACGCCAATCATGGCGCTCAGGTCGCCTCGGCTGAGCCGGTGGCGCTCAATCAGGTATGCGTCGTCCACGCTCTTGGCCCAGGCGGCCGGGTACATCATGAACGGATCCACGCGCTCCCAGCGCATCTTCTTGACGGTGGTGACCACCGCCTTGGCCGTCCCATCAGGCTGGCGCTGCCAGACCAGATTCGGCTCGTTGCGAATGATCGGCCCCTTGATGAACGCCGACTTGAACGTGGTGAGGTCGTCCAGGAACTCGTCCATGGCTTCCAGGTACCCGCCCTCCATCAGCACATCCTCGATGGCTTTCTCAGCCCGGACAGCCTCCTCTTTGGCCGTCTCCATCACCTGGTGCTCCAGGCGGTCGCGGGCATCGCGCATTAACTGGCGAATGTCGTCCACCGACATTCCCTGGCCAATCAGCTCGGCCTGCTGCACCACCTGCTGGATACCCTGCATAATTTCGGTCAGTGTCTCCGGGGGCAGCTCGGGTTCAGGGCTCGGGCCCATCGTCCATGGTTTCTCCACGCCGGAGCCCACCATCACATCAGTGAGCAGTGCCTTGGCCTGCCGCGCCTTGGTGGCGAACAACATCATGAATATCTGAGACCCACCCTGCTTGGCCAGCTCCGACTCCATGTCCGCCGAATACCGCCCGGCCTTGGCCCGCACCGCTTCGAGCATCTGCTGTTCAACCAGCAGTTTGGCCGTTTTGGCCTGGCTCCAGTGGTCACGCAGGCGCTGCACCAGCCCAAGAACGACTTCCTGGTTACCGGCCTCAGTGGCCCGGGCCACAGCCGCGGCCGTAGCTTCCTCAGCGGTGATGCTGCTGAGCGTCCTCATTGATGTGAGGCCGCCGATGTTGATCTGTTGTGGCGCTGGGGCCTGAGCTGTAAGCACAGGTGCCGGTGGGGGTTCCCCGAACGCCTGGTCTGGGGGTTGAAGGCCAAGTTGCATGGGGGTGCCCTACTCAAGTTATGACGCAGGGCGTCATATTAACATGCTAACGAGCTAACAGTCAAACTGGCGAGTTTTTTGGCAGCGGCGTTTGCCTTGCGGGTAGCCCAAGCCCTAGCAACCGCCTCCTTCGGCATTACTTTGCCCTTCTGGGCGGCGCTCATACGCGCCCTAGACTCTGGAGACGCCACCGCGCCTTTACGGGCGGCCCTTATTTTTTCCCTAGCGGCTTCCGGCATAACCTTCCCACGATGCAAATCTCCGGTTCTGTTCCGTCTTTCCTGGCTTTGTGTTTTACCAGAGTTAGCTTCGCTTAAAAGCTTGCGAGTCCTGTCAGACTTTTCACGCCCTACCAAGGCTGCACTTATTTTACGTTTGTGGTCGTAGCTAAGCTGGGTGCCGATCGGTCTGTCTGCAATGGGTCTGGAGTTATACCCCTTAGCGTAGGCGTTAAGCGCATCAATCCATTTTTGCTCTGCGGCTACGCACGACGCTGGGTCGCATAACTGCAGCACGTTGAATGTGAAAGCGGCCTCTCCATGGGCATCAAACGAGTTTTGTAGTCTCACACTGTGGTGATTTCCCCGTGACAGGAGCCATCGGTGCTGCTTTATACGGCGGCGGATGTCGTTGGAGCTTCCAACGTAGCACTTACCAGTTACGGTGTTTAGGATCTGGTACACACCGGATGTCATAGGGCCTCCCTGCGCGTTAGCTCCGTTTCAATAGCGCGGCGAACAAGTTCGCTCATGGGGACGCCTGATTTAGCAGACTCGGCGGCTAGACGAGCGACGAGGGCTGGGGGGAGGAAGAATGTTTTGCGTTTCATGCTTACATTGTACCACACTATGCATACACGTAAGCAGACCTCACTACTTTTCTTGCTGTTGGGCGGTGTAAATACGCCCCCGTACCGGTTATAGCCCCAGAAAAATGCAGCGAAAGGTACTGCGCAGCGTCAGAAAGGTGAGAAAAATGGTTCTTTTCAGGCGTCAAAGTGCCTTGTCCAGACAATGTTTTTTTGTATCTGTAGCCCCATTCAAGGGCGTTAGACAGGTATTTACATGACGGGTCAATCAAAAAACCCGCTTTTCCATCAATTTGGCGCACCAAAAGGGACTCCACGGCCCCAATACGTTTCTCTGGGTCGTTGGATGAGGCCCGAAGCACCTTATACCCCCTTCGCTGTATGGCTAGAGCTATGGTGTCCTCGCTCACCTGGGCCCTTTGGAAGCATGCAGGGTCCACAACGAACAGGATATTGTCCCGCCGGAACATTGGAAACCTGGATAACAGTAGTGGCGTTAACAACCGGTCCAAAAAGCTCTCAACCCCCATGGTTTCAGCCTCCGGCACATAGCACTCTGCAAGCACATTCACCCGGCCACGGGCGTCTTGCTGCCCAATAACCGCGGCGGCCTGCAATCCATTGTCCATACCCACTATAAGCTGGTTCAGACTCTGGCTGATCGGGTGCAAGGGCTCTTTTGACACATGAAAATCCGACTTGTACGACCCTTTAAACACTGGGTTGCCGAAATCTCCTGCTCCATACTGGTTCTGCACATACACAGAGATCCATCCTGGCCTGGCGCCTGCCACAAGGTTCTCGTAATAGTCAGGCGCGAGGTTTTCTACGTTCTCCGCCTCTGGGTTCCAGCTACCATCAGGCAGCATGGCTGGGGGTTGCATAAAAACCTCAGCGTTTTCAGGTGGCTCCGTCATAAACTCATGCCAAAACGTGCCAAGCGGTGGGGGGTTCGTGCTCATGATCACCCCTGGGTAGTCAACCCCGCCAGCGGCCCGACTCGGAAATCGGGCTACCCGGCCTTGCAGCCCTTGGAATACCTCAGAGTCGATCTCTCGACACTCCTCTATCCATGCCGCAGAGCACTCAACTGACAACAGCCGCCTCACATCGTCTGGGGTGTCCACAGCGATCATGACAAGCTCACTTCTAACGGTCGTGTTGTCCTCCAACCGGAACCTCATATCAAACGTACCCTCACTGATGCGCCACGCTCCCATGGGGGCGCCGCCAAGTTTCATTGGTATGTCCACACACCAAGAGTCAATGAGCGGTTTGACGGTAGCCTTCAGCTGCGCTGCGGTGTTCCGAAGCACGATAAATTTGGTTCTGCGCTCTCCACCAACAGCTTTTTGACGTATAGCCCTGCGCAGTAAGTCCATCAGGGCCACAGTGGACTTACCCCCTCCGACAGGACCACATATCAACTTCAAAAACGACGTATCGTTTAGGAACTTGTCCCCGGTTGCCCCAGGTGTGTACTCAAACATCTAAGACCCCCAAGTCATTGTTCACGTCAACAGATGCAAGCATCAGAGGGGAAGGCCCGGCCAGGTCCATTGTGAACACGTCGGTGGCTATGTTTGTATCAGGGTCAACGGAGGCCACAAGCACTGACTGCTTAGCGGAATTAAAACTGAAATGAAACACCGGCAGCTTATCCTGCTGAGTGTCCACCTTTTTGGCCGCAGTACCCCACCCAACATAGTCAGTCAGGAACTTGGCGAATTTGAGCGACAGGTCCGCATCTTTGGCCTCTTTGACCATCATGCCAATGTCCTGGATGATTTCTGGCAGATCGGCAGCCCATTGGACCTTGTTCTGGGCCTCCAGGGAGTCCAAATGACGCTTAACCGCGCCCGCGTCTGCAAGCTGGTCTAGGGGAAAGTCAGGGATTTTCATGATGACATTCTATGCTTACGAGTTAGCACGTGTCAAAAAAGACCCCGGGTGCTGCATGAAGCGGCACTGGCCGGGGGTCAAGCGCCCATGGGGCACAGGAGAGTATGAACGGGGGTAGTGTAGCAGGGCTTACACGAATTCATCTAGGGTGTAACGTATAAAGGTGATATCTATCAGGCCCCAGTTGACGTCGGCGCGTGGAACCTCGTAATCTGGAGTTCCAAATCCAGCAGCCCGGGCCACCTTAAACTCATAGTCTGTCATACCAAACTCTCTAGCCAGGGCCGCGGGGCGGCCTGTATAACGCCCAATGGTTAACAGTTTTGCATCGCGCTTGGATTTTTCCAGGGCTTTGGCGTCAGCTCGTTTGGCAATATGTTTTGGTGTATCGAACCCCAGCGCTTCTCGCTCCGTCCACCCCAAAGAGAGCCTCCCATAAACCTGGGACTTGGTCAGCCCCATACCAGCGCACCACTGGTCAAGGGTCTTTGTTATCGCATCTATGGTTATATGGCGTTTTTTCACGTTGGGTTGAACCTTTCTGATTTCTAGTCCCAACGCTTGGGCCTCAGTCCAGCCGGCTTTTATACGGGACTTGTACAGGTACGCCGGAACCCCGGCGGCTACTTCCCTGTATTCGGAGTACATACGTGGCTTATGAGGGCCGACAAACGCTCCTTTCGGTGGTGTGGTCATAGCAGCTTCTACAGACCAACCGGACTCCCTACGGTCTTCATACATGGATGGGGTCACGCTGTGCGCGGCCAGTATGTCGGACCGCCGCTCCCAACCAGAACCAAGGTTCACAAGGGCCGACTGCTTTCTGGGGTCCAGCGGGTGCGTGCCTTGGGGCTTGGTGGGGGTGGTTATTTTCGCCAGAGACTCCAAAATTTTTGGGTAGTCGTAATTGCACCGGCGGGCCCACCTTTTCATGTCGTGATACGTTACACCGAGCACGTGCGCTGCAACGCGCACCGATGGGTGGGGCCCTAACGGCTTGGCGGCTCCATCGTAGTACGCTGGCAGCGGGTCCGGGCTGATGTGCACGTTTAGGTCAGGCTGTACGTCGAACATTACCTGCTGCTCCACTAGGTGCAGTTTTTCACGGCTAGTTGCTGTTGCCACCTGGTAGATCCCGCAGACTGGGTACTTTTTGAATTTTTCGGCCAATTTTTTGTTGACGGCTTCTCCGCGGGCCCCATGCCTCAAATGCGTGCGTCGGCGCTCCTGGAAATTTACGGTGCTGCCAATGTAGCAGCTGCCGTCTGGGAATTCGATTTTGTACACGGTGGGTATCATGCTTACATGATAGCACGTTTTTGGGAAAACGCGTTTTATAGAGAGTAACTGAAAAATTGGGTGCCGGTCAGGACGACCATCTAAGCGACCCTGGCCCGGCCGAGTTTGCTTTGTCCCACCACCCCCTCCCCTCGCTGGCAGGGTTGACGCCATCCTATAGGTGTAGGGGAGGGCTTGAGACGCGAAAAGCGCCGGGCCAAAGCAGTGCGCGTAGTGATGTAGGTGTACTACATTGCGCGGTCATGGTGTACATGACTAACGTAAGCCGTACTGTTAGCTCGGAGCTAGTTGAGAGCGAAGTAACACGGCACCACGTTGTATGCGTGAGTTACCGATTAATAACCGTAAACTGTTAGGACAGTGCCGGGCTTATTCCGGGCGGACGCCAAGACCGCGCTAAGTATCTGAGCCGCAGAGCTATCCTGCGGGCAAAATCAAAATAATGGGCGGCTAACCTTGGCCGGGCAAAGCAAGGGTAACAATGGGTCAAGGCTTGTAAAGGGTTTTTTAACTCAGAGCCATACTGAACAGCAAAACAGTATTGACCCGGTTATGTCATGGGATTCATTTTCACAGTGCCCATGCTGTAACCTAACTAACTAACGAAAGTAAATCATGACAAACGAAGTCGCAACATTATCCGCACCAGCTCCTTTGAGCTGGACTACTCAATCCGGGGTTGGCCGCAAAGCCGCCAGTGAGACCCTTAAAGCCCTCGCGCCAAAGGCGGCCCGTATGGGTAACGCTGGGAAAACGGATCTGTTCTTGATGCAGAATGGCACGTTTGGGCCCATACTTGAGGATATAAAGGCCAACATAAGTAAGGCAGCTCTCAAATCCCTTCAAGACTTTGGGTTGCTCCCCGCGGAGGGCGAGGTTATCACTAAGGCACTGGCTGTCAACATTTTTGGGCATCTCGCCAAAAAATGGCCCAAAGAGGGCGGTAAAAAAGCAGCATTGGCTGCCACCATGAAGCTATACATCGACTGGGTTGATGCGAAGCCCGCCGCAGCTACGCCAGCTCTGACAACTTCGCAATGAAGTGCCCTGCCTGAACCCTTCGGGGTTTGGAGAGTGCATTTTTAACCAAGGAGATTTTTATGCAAAACGAATACATTACCCTGTCAGACCGCGCACCTCAATGTGGGGACGTAGTTGACGGCATGTGGGTGATCAACGTGTCCCACGAATTCCCGACCGACGGGTTTTCATATGACCAGATGCGGGCGGGGGGGTGTCTGGCGTATTGCCGGGTGACGTTGGAGTCCGTGGACTCCGAGCAAGAATACTACCCGGCAGGGGAAATGCCCGCAAGTGAGTGAAGTCCAATGGGGGGTACGGGGCGCCAGCCCCGAGCAAACCAGTTTACAGGGTTTTGTGGACCCGCAAGGGTCCACCAGTGTAAATCAATGTGCATTTAGTGAGCCTCTAAGTGTATATTGATGTGCATGAAATGTAAGTGCATCAAGTAAGTAAAAAAATATAAGTTCATTCATGCTATTGACTATATTGTCTTTATTTACGTTTTTTTTAGGCACCCGGCTACCCCAGCATTTATTTTTTTGTGGGGATCTGGACCACTCCGCTTTTTCCGTGAAAATAAAATCATGGATCAGCCCAAAAAAAACGTAAATAAGTACAATAAAGACAATATAGTCAATGACCCCCCCTTTTTGGTATCGTGCTATACAAACAGCTGCTTAATATTTAAGCACAGCATGAACGACCAAAACATGAATGACCTTGTATCACAGTTATCACTGATAACCTGTTAGCAATTACGTCGTTCCCGGCCCAAAAAGTGCCCCTCATTCACGTTTTTGGTTTAGACAATGGACCAAAAACCACTGATAATGAAATGCTACATATTCTGTAGCATTATCAGATAACCTGTACACACTTACCACGGCGCCCGAGTGTGTCAGCCGTCAGCAGCGCCATCTCCCTCTATATGCTAACCTGTTAGCATATAATCCCGTCAACTAACCAACCATAGGATGTATCATGATTAACATGAAACACGGTGGCGAACGCCACTTCATCTCTAAACTGATGGCCTTGAATGCGGCCCTGCACCCCGAATCAACCCCCGTCCCGCCATCTCTCGGCGTGGACTCAGCCCTGAAAGCGCGTAAGCTGCTGGCTGCAGTCGCTGCCCCGTGGGGCCACATTAAAGAACTGGCCCTCAACGGCATGACAGCCGTGGACGCATACCCCGTGGCCATCAGCTACAAGAAAACCAGGCGCATCGAACTGCACGACTCATTCTTTCCTGCGCAGGCGCACTGATGCGCCTAACCCCAATCCGAGTGCTGACCGCGCTCGTTTATCTCCTGTCACTCATTGTGGCATTCATCGACATCTTTTACTGGAGAACGTAATGAAACGTGTTTATATGAAAGAGGGCTCCACAGTCCAATACCTGCAAAAGGGGACCGACTGGTTCGTACAGCGCTCGTATAGTGCATACCACCCACTCGGTGCAAATCCAGCGGACTACGATCTGATTGAGCTTGAGAACCTCATAAAGTCGGGGCACCTTAAGCCCCTCAGTTTGGTGGACATGGACAGGCATTCCCTGCGCCTGCTGTATGGCGAAAACGCGCCATCTATCATGGCCACCCACGTGGACAACATGCAGGGCAACATCCGCATGTACAACAGGTACCATCACACAAACTACCCCCGCGAGTTCCTGCGTTGGAAGACGCAGGCAAAGGAGCTTAGCAAGCTGGTGGCCGCGTTCCACAAAGTGGCTAACGACGATGACTGCACAAGGGGTGAAGTGCGGGATGAACTGGAAACCCTCAAAGATGCGCTTGACATGGCGCCATCCTCGCTGAGAGACGCGGTCTGCGAGGCCACGGAGAATATCGCTGATGACTGCGGCCGGTGGGTCCCACACCTCACGCATTGCAGCTGTGGGCACGTAGAGTACGCTGACGACACCGGTACCCTGGAGAGCGGGGATGTGTGGTGCTCAAGCTGCTTCGACGCTGCCGTTGAGGTAGACGGTGATTATTACGACCGGGACTCTGTCTACTACTGGGACTCCGATGGTGAATACCACCTGGACGAGGAGCCAGAGGATGACGACGATGACGATGACGACAATGCGGAGTCGCATCGGGATGTGCAGGCATGGAGCACCAGGACCAGCTCACTGGACCATGACAAGTCGTTCACCCCGACACCACTTGGGGACTTCACCATAGGCGTTGAGCTTGAGACGGAGTCAACCCGGGACCAGTTCAGGGATGCGGTGGAAGATACCCTGTGGCACTTCAATGTGGACAGCTACCCGCGTTACATCATGCTCAAGGATGATGGCTCTCTGTCATCCAACGGGTTCGAGATCGTGACTGCGGCCCGCAAGCTGACTGACCACATCGCTCGGTTCAAGACCTGGGTGCCGCACAGTTCGCTGCGTGCATGGGCTCCGGGTAACTGCGGTGTGCACACTCACATCGACTCTAGGGCGTTCACGGCGCTGGGGTTGGGTAAGTTCATCATGTTCATAAATGATTCAGGGAACTACAACCTGATCAAGAAGATCGCCGGGCGTCACCCGCTTGACGGGGGCAAGGCGCAGACCTACTGTGCTGCTGAAGGGCAAGATGTTTTGGAGTCTCCGAGCAAGGCGCTCAAAGGTGACCACTACAACCGGTACCGCATGGTAAATCTTTGCACTCTCACAT